TGGTGCAAACCATTCTGCTGCTACTCTATCGTTTGCTGCGAATACGCCAGGCAATAATACTGAAGGTGGAACAGTGATTAATTTATTTGTGTTTAAATCGATTGTTTTAATCCAAGGATAATAAACAGCCGCCATATTTGAATCTACTGCTTGTGCTTGTGTTATAGTTGCTGGTATCTTTGTATCTGCATTACCTGCATCTCCAATAAAGAATGCGTCGTTTCTTTCTTCAACCATATCTAATATTGAAGTAAATACTGCTGAATGGTCTGCTCTATTAACATGTGGTGCAACTACCATATTGATATCATATTCATCAGCGTTTGATAATGCTGCGATGTGTTTTCCGTATGCTAATTTACCTGCTGCTGTTGATGGTTCAATATCTGCTGCGTTTGTGTTTGGAGCGTATCCATCAAATCCTTCTTGAAATGCTACAATAAATTGTCTTTTTGCAACATCTGCTGATGTTTGTGGTAATGTCAATGTTAATCCAGCAATAGTATCTAATGAGAATACTGCGTTTGCTCCGTTTCCTGCACTTACAGGAACTGGCTTCATATAGATTTTATTATCACCATTGTTATCAAAGTCAATACCACTATATTTAGAAGAATCGCCTACTGAACCTGTTGAGAATGTTACTCTCGGAATAAAGTTTGCGTATGCTCCTGCGTTTATAGGTAATTGATATGCTGCGTGTCCGAAAGGTACTGCTTGAACCGGTGCTTGTGCATTTAAGTTTGTAATTCTAATATATTTTGAATTATTAACCCAATCACCACTTTCAGTTATTTTACCCGTTATTGAATCGATTTCTCTTTTTCTATTACCAATTACTCTTTCAATATAGTTAGGAGAGTTAGGGTCTAAGTTTACATTTGAATAAGTTTCTAATACATTCTTTTTCTTATCAGTATCATTGAAATCTCTAACTACAACAGTAAACGTACCATAATCTGTTCCGTTTGTTGTACCAGCTGCTTTTACGTTTGAAATACCAACTTTTACTTTAGTATTTGCTGCGTTTCCTGCGGTGATTGTTTCGAATTGGAATAAATTATATCGTGTGTTACTAATTAATTGTGATTGAATGTATGGAGTTAATCCTTCACATGCTTCACCTGTACCATAAGAACCACTAAATTTCTGATTACCTAATACAACTACACTTGCAGTTGTTGCTGTAAATGAAGCCGTATAAGCTCCAATGCCTAATCCGTTCGAATCTGATAGTGTATATGAGCCTGTATTAAATAAGAATCCGTTTTCTTTAAAGAAAGCGTATGAATAAGCGTTTTTAGCACCATAAGGAGATGCACCAAATACTGATTCGATATTGTTACTATCTACTAATTCTAAAGATGCACTATATCCAGTTGAACCATTTAATAAAATTGAAAAATCACCACTACCATCTAAATCAGAAACCGTTGTTCCTGTAAATCCTACATTTGTACTTGCTGATGTGTTAAATAATAATCCTAATGCGCCTGATTGTGAACCAGATGCTGCTATTAATAATAAAGGAGCAGTTTCGGTATAACCCGCTTTTCCAGCTACTCTACAAATTGTAGCGCTTCCAGCTTCTCTTAAATAATTTTGTACTGCCAAAGGAGTATAATATGTTCCATCAACTGCCCCAAAAAGAGTTTCAAATTCAGATTGTGAATTAACGATTGTAGGAGTTAAAGGGCCTTCTTTAAAAGGACCTATAAACGCTGCACCTATTTCAGCTACCCCTTGTTGTAAGAATGAAAGGTCATTTTCTTTTGTAAAAATACCAGGTGATACGATTTTTTCTGCCATTATATTATTATTGTTTAATTTTTATTATCTCCATATAAATATAAACTTTTATTCCAAAACAACATTTTTATTACTTATATGTTGGAGAGAAATAATCATATACTTGTCCTACTAACGCGGCTGTTTGTAATGTATTGTAGAATAATACTGCCCCAATCTGTCCATTCCAAAACGTTGTTCTTGCACTATTACTACCTATTGTTACATAGTTAGTAGATGATGGTGCAGTGAATGCTGCCGCAGTGAACGTTCCTACTGATGTTTTATCTACATAAACCGTTACAGTTCCAGATGGTTGGAAAGTTGCTGAAATCATATACCAAACGTTTGATGGTAATGAAGTTGTTAATTGTGCACTATTACCCAATGTACTACCATAGAATTTTACTCTATTTAAAGTAGAACTATCAGATGATTCAATTGCTATACCATAAAACCCACCATAGTCAAAAATGTGTCTTGTAGTTGTACCTAATGTTGTTGTAGGTCTAATCCATAAATGAATTGTACCGGTGTTAGTATTAAATTGAGTTATACCACCATTGATATTAGATGCAGTATCTTTATAGAATAAATCACCACCATCAAAAGAATAATATCTTTCTTTTCTACTTGCACCATTATTGTATGATGGATTTGAACTTGCCAATGATAGAGGTGCCTGTGCTCCAGGTCTAACACCTGTACCATAACCACTCATATCCAATACATCCACCGATGGTGTTCCCGTTGATGGTAGTGTTAATGATGCAAATGATGCAGTTTTAGCAGGTTCTAAATACATTCTCAATCCAGAAGATGGAATATAAGGTTGGGTTGCTGTTCCTTTATTATGTGATATTGTACCATTTGCCAAATACACATCGGCATTTTCTACATTTATAGTTACAATTTCAATATCATCAATTACCTGTGCTATATCATATACTTCAATTTCTTCTACGCCACCTTCTTCGGTAAATTTAACAATTAAATCACCAGGAAATACGTTTTCTACATTTTTGAAATGATATTTTTGAATTTCATTATCAAATACCCATAGTGGGTGTGTTCCGGTTGATTGAATCAAACCATCATTTATATTGTAATATCCACTTGCAAAGTTAAATACTAAATTTTCAACTACTACTTCGGTATAAGAACCTGAATTACTTTCTAATTGATAAAATCTCCAATCTACATTTTCAGAATCTAATGGTTGTGATTCATCAGGTAATCCTGCTGGCACCCATGCTTTAATTACATCTCCAACATTTAAATCTTCAACATTAATATCACTACCATTTGATAATTTTACTTTTGTACCAAATAATAAACAAAAATCAGGTTGGTTTATTGTATTATAAACATCTACTGCGTATAAAGTCTTTGTAGTTAATGTACCATAATTTGTTGCATTCAAATTATATCCATCTGCATATTGCATAGATAAAATAGAACTAGCTTCCGAATAGTTTGCTGCTACAACTGCCGCAGGTGTTAATGGAATTATGGTTGGTCCTGTTCCAAATGTTCTAGTTCCTGCCGTAAAGTTTACATTACCAAATGAACAAGTATAATTGTTTGTAACTTGTTGGACTTTAGAATAAAAAAGTGAACCAGTTGTTGTAAATGAAAATTGTGCGTTTTCAGCAGTACTTTCAACTATATATGTAAATGTTGGAACTGTTACAGTAATGGCATCTGTTGCGAATGATGTAAATGCACTATTTGCAGCATTACCACCCAATCCACCGATTGAAACTGCTTGAGTTGTTCTTGCCGAACCACTTACTGCTCTGTATAAATTTCCTAAAGATAAATTAGTTCTTGCCATTATTTATGTGTTATTCTTCGTTATAAATATCTAAAAGTTTTCCTTTCCATTCATCTTTGTTTGAAAAGTTTTTAATCATCCAATCCTTTAGTTTTTGAAATTCCTTTTTACGGGTTTCATAATCATCGTTACAAATCGTTTCGTAGGTCTCTCTAAACGATACCGCATCACTCGCTTTGTATCTATAATCAAGTGGTACGTGCCATTTTTCATGTAGTATTGGAAGTTTTCCCCAATCCACTGCTTCAAAAATCCCATATCCAAATGGTTCATATTCAAAACAAGAGTGAGATATTCCCCAATCAAGTCCATAGAACCTTTCTTTATATTTGTAATCAAATTTGTAAACTTTTGATTTTTCAAATTTGTATCCATATTTCTTTTTATAGTATTTGTTGAATGTTTCTGAATTGGTAGAAATATATCCACCTAATCCATCCATATATTCAACATTCTTTCTACCTTCCACTCTCGCTGCGTATCCTAATTCAGTTGAGTTTGAAAGTTCTTTGTTTTGTGTAAATGTATAATTATTTGGAATATGATGTAAATTTTCAGTTTTATATGGAAAATGATACAATCCTACCCAAACTTTATTTTTAATTTTATCAATCATTTCTGATTCATATTCCCAATTTCCGTACCAATGTAGATATTCATCTTTATCTTGCTGCGCCATTAAAGACACTTTGGTTAAATTATGAAAAACTATTGAATCAATCTTTTCTAAATATTGATGAATAGCTCTGGTTGGAGTATAATGACCATGAAGAATATGTATCCGTCTTGCACCTTCAAATATTTTTAATATTTCATCTTCTGATATTTCCCAAATGTGGTCAATTTCAATTGGAAACTCTTCATAATTATCAGGCTTTTTTCTATGAAATAATAGAAGAGGGTTTACCTTCAATTCAGGCGATACCTCTTCTATCCAATGTGATACCCACATATCCGCACCACTATTGAACCAGGGCCCTCCAGCGGTCGTATAATACACATCATACATATTATAAACCTCTATTTACGGAATTATTTAGATCTATTCTTAATTGCTCTATTTGTAATTGTTGTTCTTTAATACCTTCAATTAGTAATGCAACTAACTTATCGTATTTAACTGCTTTGTATCCGTTTTCACGAGTTTGAACTAATTGTGGAAGAACTGCTTCAATTTCTTGTGCAATTACACCCACATCATTTCCTTCATATCCGTGCTCAATTTTATTCTCTTCTTTCCAATCGTAAGTATTACCACTAATCTTTCTAATTTTGTCTAATGCGTTTTGGATTGGAACGATATTTTCTTTGAAACGAATATCCGAAGATGAGAATGCTACAATATCATTAGTTGCATCAATTCTGCCTGTGGTAGCTGATGCTGCCATACCAATACCCAATGAGTTAAATTGTACGTTTGAAGCAGTTGTACCACCTGTTGTAGCTGATAATGTTACTTGAGCCGAACCCGAAACTACACCGGTTGGTAATAATGGAGTTACTTGTGTAGAACCACTTACTATACCTGCTGGGATAGAAGAGATACTTGCATATGTAATTTGAGAAGAACCTGATACTAATCCACTTCCTCCTAATATTTGAGATGAACCACTTACTATTCCTGCTGGGATAGAAGAGATACTTGCGTATGTAATTTGAGATGAACCACTTACTACACCATTTGTTGCATTTATTGCTCCGTTGAATGATGTTGCAGTTGATGCTCCTATTGTTGTAAGTGAACCACTAACTTGTACTGAACCAGTGAACTCATGTGTATCATTTCCAAAGTCACCAAATCGGTTAGAACCACTACTAAATACAACACTTGCCGTTTGATTAACAGTTGTTAAATTTATAATAGTTAAATCTGTAATACTAGTTCCACTTAATTGTGATGAACCACTAATAATTCCGGCTGGTATAGAAGATATATTTGCGTATGTAATTTGAGAAGAACCCGAAACTACACCATCTGTATTCATTTTAGTTTTAATTGTTGTATCAATTGAACTTGTAAATGAATTTAAATTTGTTACGGATACATTAGCTGAACCGGTTGCTGCTTCCAATGCAGTTAATGTTGTTAAATTAAGTTCTTTTACAACAGTTGTTCCTGCTACAAATTTAATTGAACCGGTTGAAATATAAAGGTCTTTCCAAATTTTAGTTGCAGACCCTAAATCAAATGCGTTTGTAGTTTGTGGAATAAGTGAAGAACTTAAAGATGCTATAACATTTACAGTATCAGCAGATGCATCACCAATTGTGATAGCCCCACCTAATGTTAAATTTCCTGCAATGTTTGCGTTTCCGGTAATATCCAATCCTGAACCAGATATTGCTCCAAAGTTTCCGGTACTTCCTGTACCTCCTGCGGATAATACGATATCACCACTCGTTCCACCAATTAGTAGAGTTCCTAATGTAGTATTTACATATGGTTCTCCAAATGCTAACGAACCTGATTGTTGTGCGGTTGTCCCACGTCTAAATTTAAGTGCCATCTAGTTTACCTTTTTTTTAGTACGTTAATAAAATTATTATTGTATGTTTATAAATATCTATTTATTTTCCAATCTGTCAATTTTTGCTGATAATTCTTTAATTGCTTCTACTAATAATGGAATAATTTTTTCGTATTGAACTGCTTTATACCCATTATCTCTATTTGTTACAATTTGTGGTAATACCGCTTCAATTTCTTGTGCAATTACTCCAATATCATTTCCTTTGTGAGAATGTATTTCATCAAATCCCGCTTTCCAATTATATGTGTTACCACTAATTGATTTAACTTTTTCTAATGCGTGTAGGATTGGGTGTATATTTTCTTTTAAACGGATATCGGATGAGTAAAATGCTGTGATATCTGCGGTTGCTCTAATTTCACCTGCTACTGTTGATGCTGCAGTTCCAACTCCAATTGAA